TTTCCTTTACCACCTACTGGCATATAATCCTCCTAGATATACATAGATTATATCAGAAGTTTCGCCTCTTCATGAGGCGCTTCATTTCATCCAAAGCCCAGCGGTGATCCTGAGATAATTTAGCCACTTCATTTTTATCAAATGCTTTATCTGTTAGGGTAACTATAGGCTCATCAGATAACAAATCTACATTTACAAACCCTTTTTCCCACATAGTCATTATCTCAGAATTAACGTGGTTTAAATGCTCCCTATATAATTCTGGCATTATGTCCTTTATTTTAGGAGTAAATCCATACAGAAGTTCTCCTGTTGTTGAATCTACCCCAACAACTTCAAGAGCCTTATTTAAGATAAGATAGTCTATAGCATTTTGATCTTCTGGTATCATATTTTTCCCATCAGGATTGAATATCAGTTTCAGTATTTTTTTCATAATTAATTAGATCCACCAACTGCTCTCTTGTTTTTCCACCTATTTCTCTTTTTATTTCTATTCCATCATCAAATAAAATAAAAGTTGGAACAGATTTAATGTTAAAATTTGCTACAAGTTCTGGATTATAATCTACATCTATAATTTGAAAACCAGCAACTGTTTGATCACGATTTAACTCTTCAACAATTGGTCTTGTACGCTTGCATGGTTGGCACCATTCGGCGGTAAAATAATAAATCGTTTTCATTTTCCAGACTTTGCTCTAGCCTTTTTAAGTACATCAAAGTCTTTAATTTTTGTTTCGCCAAGATATCCCCAAGCATATCCATCATTAATCATCTTATTATTTAATGATTCAGACTCTCCGTTTACATATACCCAGCCAAGAATACGACCATACTTTTCAGATGAGTCCATCTTTTCTGTACGAATAACTACAGACTTTGCATCTTTTAAATGCTTCTTTAAATATTCTTTTGCTTCTAAACCTAAAGCCTTCTCTGCTTTGTCTGTTGTACGAGATTCTGGCGTATCAATACCAGCAAGTCTTACACGAGACGCAAACATAATATCAAACCCTAAATCAATAATAACGTCAATGGTGTCTCCATCAACAACATTTTTTACTTCTCTTACAAAATACTCATACATTAGTTAGCACTTCCTATCAGTCTATTTTCTATCAATCGTTCACGCTCATCTATAATTTCAAGCATAAAAGCCATCATCTTGGTATAAGAGTTTGGATCATTCATAATTTTTTCATAATGATGACCACAAAAAAGAAGATCACCAGTAGAACCTTTGACTTGAACATATGCCTGTGCCCCACATCTATCACAGCGATCTATAGCCTTTAAAATATATTCTTTTGGCTTTACACTTGGATGATCTTCTACTATGTTTGTCATAATTTGATTATACATCTACTTTCTATTATCTGTTGAATAAAACCCTGAACCATTAAATAAAACGCCAGGAGATGACCACTGTCTTTGCATTGTATTTCCACAGCAAACTGGTTCTCTATCTTCACCAAAACCACGCTGAAATTCAATGCTAGAAGAACACTGCAAACACTTATAATCGTATACTGGCATAACTTAAGTATACCTTATGCTGTCTTAGTTGTCAATCTAGCATATGTACGTATTCTATGACAATTGGCACATACAACTTCACACTTTTGTACTTCTTTCATGATTGCCTTCCACGAAAAACCGTCATGAATCATTCTAGAAACATTATATTTTTTATCTCTAACATGATCAAAATCAAGAACTATATGATTATTTTCTCCGCAGTCAACACATCCGCTGGCTTGCTTTATCTCTACCAGCCTTTTTTTGTATTGCTGTTTTTGTCTATGTACTAATTCTTTTTCAGTCATAGCACTTAATATTATATCAAAATATACAAGCCCCACACAGGGAAATCCAGGCACAATAGCCACGGAATATAAAGTAGGTAACTAATCCACCCTAAGTCCTGTGTGGGGTTCTACTATTGTATATTACTTTTTAGCAACTTTGATTGCAATTTCCTTTGGCTTTTTTTCTTCTGGAACAATGCGATCAATGTCAATATGAAGCATTCCATCTTTCATCTCTGCCCCAGTTACTTCCATATATTCACCAAGAGCAAATGTGCGGGTAAACTTTCGTGTTGCAATACCCTTATGAATTGCTTCGCCTTCAGTTTCTGTAGTAATTTCACCCTTTACAATAAGAGTTCCATCTTCAACAGTTACCTTTACATCATCTTTTGTAAAGCCAGCAACTGCTACAGACAACTTATAGGTATCTTCATCAACCTTAATTAAATCATAAGGTGGATAAGATTGACGTGTTGCTACGTTATGTACTGTATTAAAACGGTCCAACTCACGGTTGAAACCAATAAAAAATGGATCCTTAAAAAGATCCAATGTAAATGAACTTACCATTTTGTTCTCCTTTTCAGCGAGTAAGTAGTGCACCCCCATTTGGCAGGTGCACTACCTATTATACCACTACCCTACATTTACTGCAAGTTGAGAAGAATTATTTTTAAGAAAATCATATGTTGGCTGATATGCTCCCTGATATGATTTAGCCCAAAATGCTGCTAGTGCTGCCGTAGCACCAGAAGTTCCAATAATACGTCTTCCAACTACATCATGGGTGCCAAGAGCATAAAAATCTAATTCTGCACCAGTATTACTATAGTTTTCAATGTTTCCACGCTCTCCAATTGCTCCAACTGCTACAGCCTCCGAGATACAGGCTGGGTAGTCTACACGAGTTTTATCATAACGATTTCCAGCAGCAAATAAAGATGCTACTCCCATTGACTGCAATGTAACAATTGTATTACGAAGATTTTGATTTACAGGACAATAGTGCCCCTTCTTTGTAAATCTATTTGATCCAAATGAAATAGATGTTGCAACAATATTAAACTTAGTTTTATTTGCAATAACCCACTTCATTGCTTCATTAATAGTATTGTCTGTATAAATACCAAGAGTTCCACTATTTGTTGCTGGAACAATACGAATAAAAATAATATCCATATTTGGATTTACCTTTTGTGCAATAGCAGACATATGTGTACCATGCTCAAATCCATTGATTGGATTGATCATTGTTGCAGATCCAGGACCTTCCTGAAAAGTCTGCTTATTTGGGCAACGCTTTTCTTCCATAATACATACTTCATATGCAACATTTACTTTGGTTGTATCTACTGCTGTATCTAGAATTGCAATTGCTGGTTTTTGGTTTGCACTTACCGCTGGCAAAAACGCAGCAGTAAATAGAATTACTAGTAGCCCCACTACCTTTTTCATTTTTCTCCTTTTATATTAGATGAATATTCTAATAACGTGTTCGCATGGGTCGCCTCCTGCTTCCCATTCTTCTATCTCTTCTTCACTCATATACTGATATCCACCGTCATGTGTATGACAGTATGGCTCACTAATCCAACCTTTTTCAATGCCGTTAGATAGCCAAATACCAAACTCCTGTTCTTCAGGAGAAAGATTTTCTTCACTAATATGATTCATATATAAAGTATATCCCTACTTGCTAAGAAAGTCAATTGGATATAAACAATGTGGACTATATAAAATAGCAGCATCTAATGCTTGAGTCAGCCTACGCTTTGGATCTTTATAGTTTTGGGTGGCATGTAAAGAACCCATTGCGTAGGCTGAACCTGAACCTATGGCAGCAAAATTTGTGTCATAGGATATCATGGTTAAATTGGCAGATTCATGTTCATACATTCTGCCTTTAACACATATAAGTAATGTTAAATCAGACTCTTTTTCAGCAGGCATACCCCACTTATCATAAAATAACTTAATTGATTCAAGAAATTTACCACGCATAAATTTATCTATATTACCTTCAACTTTAGGTGGTATAAAATTATTTTGAATTATTTGACCTTCTAAGGTGCCACAATAGCCAAATAAATAATCTCCAGACTTCCATATTTTAGGAATGTCTGATTTCATTTGTTGTGATTCATCTACAACGGCTCTTTCTCCAGCCATATAAGACTTTCCATCTTTAATTATTGCAGCAATACAAGTCATGCCAACCCCTTAGTTTTCTTGTCTTTCTAGTATAGCAGACAGATTTTTATACGTCAAATACCGTTATTTTACAGTTTGTCCGCAGGTTGGGCAGGTTTTTGTATTTTTAGCAGTACTATCAGTCTTTACCTTAGCCTTAGTGTCACCTTTAAATTTTGGACGACCAAAACCTACGATAGAAATCATTTCGCCTTGTTTATTTTTTCTAAATGCACGAAGTTTTTTTGAAACCTGTCCACCATTACGCTGGCTACCCTTTTTATCTGGGCTAGTATTTCCTTCAATGCACCAAACAGTTCCGTCTTCATTATCTTTAATAACAATTCCAACGTGAGAAATTCTATCGACACCATCTGAGGGGAAATCGAAATAGGCAATATCTCCTGGTTCTGGATCTGCTAAATCTCCATCGATCCATGCTCCAGCCTTCTTAAATGCTTGTGCTCCACCTGGAGTATAAACAGTATTAGGAACTTTTACACCCGCTTCATTTGCACACCACATAACAAACGAACCACACCATGGTTGAAAGTTTGCTTTAGTAAAAGCACCGTACTTTGTTTCGTTATCTTTTGGACCCTCAATGGTTCCTAGTTCTGCTGTAGCAACCTCAATTAAACGTGCTGCCGTACCTTGCTCTGCCATAATTAATCCTTATCCCAATCTGTATCTACTGGTTGTGGCTCTGGCATCTGACCATCTGGTTTTGCTGCAAGCCTTGCCATAGTAGCATCAATTTCTGCTTCAAGTTTTTTATCTGCTTGAGTGTTCTTTGCATCCATCTCTTTATTATCAAGTTGTGCCTTCATAATATCTTTAGCACCAGATTGACCAATCAATAGACCAGCAAGTGTTCCTGTAATAAATGTTGCAACTGATCCAAGCACGTTGAAGAACATTTTGTCATTCTCTGACTGTGCTCCAATTGGTTGAGTTACAAACAGTAGTCCATAAAGAATTCCTACTGCTGTTAAAAATAAAATTGATCCAAGTGTAATGCCTAGAATAAATTTTAATCTAGCATCTAGTTCTTGTGGAGTTAATCGTTCTTTGCTCATTCTCTACCCTTTACTTTTTTGATATTCTTCCCATGTTGTTTTGCTAACTAGGTCTTTTGAGCATGTTCCACTTGTTTCACAAACAGGTGGATTACATTCTGCTTTATCCCAATTGGCTGAATCTTGACAAGGATAACGATAGTGACCATCATAGCCACATCCTGTTAACAATAGCCCTAGGAGGGCTACTCCAATTATCCTGATCATACCCACCATTATATCAGTTATTCCTTTTCTTCACGAAGGGGAATTGTAACCAGCCATAGCACTATAGATACTAGTGTGGCTAATCCCACGATTTGTTGAGCAGTACCTGTAAGGGTAAGCCAAGCAATAAAAAAGCCCAAAATGGTAAATACCTGAGCAATACTTTCAATAATTGCAGCCTTAAACCATTTAAGTAGACCTTTAACTATCTTACCTATCATGTTCATATTATAACCTCCTTATTGACATAACAGAACTAACTATATTTCCTACTAAAATAACAGGGACTACCACCTCTTGAACCTTTTCTCTTTGGTCATCTGTCATATCTTTACCCCATTCAGATGGGCTAAATACCTTATCAAAATCTATATTTGTTAATGTTCCTAACGGATCAGATAAAAATTGATCAGCCTGTGCTTCTGTAATAGCATCTGCTACAGTGTATGGCATTGGAGCATCTGCATTTTGTTCTGCCTTGTCAGCAAATGTTGCAATAGCAATAGCAACTGCTGGGTTATCTTTTGCTGATTTTGCAAGAATTTCTACTTCATTTGACTTTACACCAAGATTTTTTGCAACCTCAGCCTTTGCTTCTTCTGTTAATGCCAACAATGTATTTCCAATTGCAGCCATTTGATCCGCTGTTAGTTTAACTATCTTGTTATCTTTGCTTGTAAGATTAGCAATAACTCTGCTTAAATCTTCAGTGGTACCCTCGCCTTGTTCTGGAACAAGATTTATGATAGTATCTTCTTGTGATGGTTCTTCAGAAGGTTCGTCAAGAGTTGGCTCTGGTTCAGGAGTTGAATTTAGATCTGTATCCGTTGGCTGAGGTAAAGGCTCTTGTGAAGGCTCTGGAGTTGGATCAGTCTCTTCATCTACCCCATCTGTTATATCAGGGCTTGGAGAAGGATTGGGATTTTCTGGTTCAGTTTGTTCTATATCATCAGGGAATCTTGGATCCTCTGGAGTAATTATTTCTGGCTCAATCTCTATATCTGGTTCTTGTGTTGGTTCTGGAGTTGGTTCTGGTGTTGGAATTATAACCTCTGGAGTTGGATCTGGCTCAGGCACTACAGTTGACTGAGCAGCAGCAATAGCATTTGCAATTAATGATGCAGTTACTCTAGCCTCTTCTTGAAATGCTATTTCTTCTTGAGTTGGTCCAGTTGGTGTTGGGCTAGGCTCTGGAATAGGTTCTGCAGACAAAGTTGGGATTGGTTCTCCTGCTTGTATTTGTGTAGCACCCCACTCTTCAAGAGAAACTATTTGACCACTATGAAGCCTTACTCCTGTTCTTAAGTTAGGATATTCTGGACCTTGATAACTATAGGCTACAGAAATACCACCAGTATTTGTAATAGCAACAATAATATTAATATTACTTGGAGTAGGGGCAGACCATTGTCCAAATGGAATTACTTCTAGATCTAATTGAAATCCGCCTTCAGAATAAGATATGTTAAGAGTGTCTGGTGCGTTATACCATCCTGAAACCCAATCCATAGAATAAAGAGATATAGATGGGGTATTTGGATACTGCCAATACGTATTGTCTGGTTGTCCAAATGTAATTACAGAATTAGTTGTTGCATAAATATTTGAGTATTGAACTCCATCAAACGTAATTGTTGTTGCTATAGGTATTTGATAAGAGGTATCATCTCCACCGCAAGTATCCATTGTGTGTACAGTCGGAACTTCATCACCATTATACGCTGCTGCAATAGTTTGTGATTCAATATAATTTACACAGGTTGCATATGCGTTTTCTGGAAATGTTAGCAAACCACTTAAAGCAATCCCTGCCACTGCAATTATGCGTAGGAATTTATTTATGGGGGCACTCCTATTTAATTGTTTAATTATACATATTATATCATGATAAAAGAAAAGAGCGCAGATTTCTCTGCGCCCTAATCTTTTTTAATTGTTAATTACTTAACAAGTGCAACTTTTGCTTTTGGATTAGCCTTATTCCACTTAACAATAAGTGCATTGAATGACTTCTTTAGTGCAGCAAGAGCCTTAGCGTTTTCTGCCTTAACTGCATCTAGTTCTGTCTTAGCAGCAGCCTGTGCATCAGCAAGAGCCTTGTCTGAAGCAACCTTAGCGGTTACGGCTTCAGCCTTTAACTTTGCAATTTCTGCGTTAGCCTTCAATAGTTCTGCATCAGAAAGAGCCTTTGCATCAGCAAGAGCCTTTGCAGAAGCAGCCTTTTCTGCAGTAAGTGCAGCATTAGCAGCATCACGAGCAGCAGTCATTGATGCAAGTTCAGTTGCAAGATCACGATTTGCAACTACCTTTGATGCTGTTAGAACTGGAGTAGCAAAACCTGCAATTGCAGACTGTGCTGTAACAGAAGAACCAAGACCAAAAATAGCAACAGCATTGCCAGAGGCAGCCATTGTTACCTTAAAGTCAGCAGTTCCAAAGTTTGTTAGTCCAGAACCAGTTGTTGCAGTTACTGTATCAAGTGTTCCATTAGAAACAGTTGCAGTAAGAGCAACGCCAGTTACTTTATTACCAAACACGTCAGTAGTTGTAACTGTATAAGTTTTTTGTGTTCCTGATGCAGCGGTATCATCACCAGCAACAGATACTGTATTTACGTTACCAGCAGTACCCTGAACATAATATGTTGTAGTTGTACCCTGATTTGTAATTACAACAGTACCAACAGCAGTAGTCTTTGTAAAAACAAAGAATGTTGCAGTTGTGCCTGTACCAGTTGCAATGGTTGCAGAAGCAGAACCAGCAGATGCTGTTACTGGAGCAGCAGATGTTGCAGTAGCAAGAATGATTGAAGCATTAGTTGCTGAAACTGTAACTACTGTGCCAGTATCTACTGTAGCAACAAACTTAAGAGCGTCTGTTGCATCTACAGAGTTATCTGAAGGAACTGGAAGTGCTACGGCTGCTGTTGTTGACAAACCATTGTTTGTCGGAGCAGAACCATTAACCGTGATTGCCACTGTCATTGGGGCAGCACTTGCAGGTGTTGCGACAATTGTGCTCAGTGACAGGGCTGCAACCACGCCAAGAGCGATCTTCTTAAATGAATTCATTTTTCTCCTTATAATTCATCGTATTTATATTAGTTTATATTGATTAAGGTAATCCTCAACCTCGTCGGGGATTTCCTTAGTATCTAATTCTACCATAGCCCTTTGCTTCTCTGCAAGTCGGGTAGCAGAACTCCATGTATGAACCTCAATCTCAAGATTAGAGTCCCTACTGGTGTGAGATATTGCTCCAAATACCGCCCCACAAACGGCATCTGCCAAGTCCTTAGATTTTTTTCTTGGGTGATCTACACGATTATTTTTCATAATCTTTAGTTCACTCATTTCCTCAAGAAGTAAAGGAATCATAGGCATTGCAATTCTTTCTTCATATATCATCATTGCTAGGTCTTCATAATGTTTTTTAGCAACAGAAACAGTATCAGTTCTCATTCCTACCGCTTTTAACTCCTGCTGAATATCAAATGATTGCCAACGGTCAAAAGAAACTGTACCAATATTAAATCCTTCTCTGCGTAAATTCATAATCCATTTTTTAACTTCAGATAGGTCTACTGGACCTTCAACCTTTGGTTCCCACCATGCAACTGCGTCCACAACAACAATTGGGGCAACCTGTTCGTAATCTTTAATTACCTGAATGTTCACCCAGCGTTCAACATGTGCAATTGCTACTGCACACTTATCGTGCTTTTGTGCAAGGTCAGCATGAATATAATAAGTTTTTTCTGGATCTGGCTTAAAAGCAGGATCAAACCTCCTGTGAGAATCCAGTGGATTTCTCAATGTCATACATTTTTCTAACTTCTCTTTTTGTTTGAAGAAAGCATCAGATGAATATGTTGGGGTACATAGGAAACGCATCATGGCATCTCCTAAATCTGTTAAAAATGCAATCTTAAAATCATCAATCTTTCTAGTAGGATTTACTTCCCATGTAGGTCTTTTAAGGGCAAACATTCTAGGATATTTATAGGATAAAATATGATCTTCTTCCCATACTATTTCAAACTCATTGTCTGGTCCTTCTGGTAACTCTTCATTAATAACAAACTTATGTCGTCTTTCTATTACTTCTTTGTCCATGATTACATCGTCATACCGTTTTGAAATAAAGTCACCGTTATAGCGGGGGAATGAAAGAAGAACTACCTTTCCTAAATCTGGAAAACGAGAATCTACTGTACCTCTAAATGCTTTGTATATATTGTCAGCAGTTTTACCTTGATCGTTTCCTGTTCCTACTTCTGTGGCAAAACCAGAAATTTCATCCAGTACCGCCATGAATAAATTAAGACCTTCATGTGATTCACGCTCAGAGTGACCTGAGTAAACAGTAATAGACTTATCAAAACTAATAGAATTTACTTTTGGATCATATTTACCAGCAAACCATGGAGACTTTTCAATCTTGGTTTTAAAGCCTTTAAAGAAAACATTTTTAGCCTGCTCTGCGTTAATTGCTACGTTAATAATGTCTATGGCATCTCCACTGGGTTTACCGTAATATCTTGCTGGGTCCTTAAGGCATAATAACTTATACACAACGTAAGCACAAGCAACAGTACTAACAAAATCTTTTCCACTGCCTTTGCCAAGTTGGAGGATAATTTCATTTTTGGTATATTTAGCATAGTGTTTATCTCCTTGCTCTGTACCCATTAGCATTTGTAAATCTTCTTTGCGATATATCTGACTCATTGCCTCAACAATGTCATACTGGATATTAGACAATGGTGGTTGACCTAAATAATCTAGAGACTCAACAAATGTTTTTACATCTACAGGTGTTTGTTCAAACTGATTATCCTGTAATGCCTCTAAAAAATCATTGAACATTGTGGACAACAGTAATCACTTCTCCATCTTTTGCAATTGCAGATAGTCTTTGCATAATAAGATCTCTAATTTCTGGATGTTCAGATGCAATGTCTCTTAATATATTCATTAAAACTTCTTGTCTCTTTTCAATCTCAACCATCTCTTCTGCAAGTTCTTTATTTTCTAACAATCCAGCCTTCTGCAACATATCAATTCTTTTTGCCTCAATATCCATAACAAGTTTAATTGCTGTTGTTTTTGCATTAAGATTGGCTGTGGTGGTTGCATCTTCAATAACCTCATAAGCCTGCTGAATTAGTTTTGTATAGTGTGCGTCTGCACCAACCAAAGCATCTTTTGCACGAGCACGAATAGCATCATTAGCAGATGCCATAACTTTCCACTCATTAAGAAGTTCAACAACTTTTGTTCGTGGCATAGTAAGTTGTTTAGCAATTTTTGTAGGATCATTACCCTTTAAATATTCAGTAACAACATTATTCATTTCATCAAGATGTTTAACTAAATCTATTTCAGTTGACATTATCTTTTCCTTTAGCAATTTTAAGCAAGACTAGGTATCCAATAAGATCATCAATATCATTGTCACCTGGATAATCTGTACCCTTCATAAGTCTATTTAGTTTATCATCAATACGGACATGAAGTTGCTCTCTTGGTCCTGCCTTTGAAAATATGCGAACAGGATCCAGTGCTGAATTACCATAAGCAATATTCTTCTTAACAAGCATATGTGCAATTTCGTGGCAAGTTTCCCAAATTTCTTTACCCGCCTCTGTACCTACGGTTAAAAGATATAGGTCTTCACACCTAAAATCTTCTACATCTGGAAATACTGGATTAAGACTCATTGGTTCCCCCTACAACATTCTTTTTAATTTCTGTTAATATTGTATCAGCAAGGCGTGACTGCTTAAATTTATTGTATCGTTCGGCAAGTGGTTTAATTGGTCCAAACAAAACTTTATAAGCAATACAATGATCTATATATCCCCATAAATCATCATTTAAATTAAACCTATGTAACCTAATTTCTTTGTCTGTATTAAATTTAACATAAACAAGTGGTTCATTTTCTTTTAATTCAAAGGTACCTTTTTTATCCCACATTTGCATTTCCATAGTATATGGTCTAAACCACTGCCCAATATCAAACTCACCTGGAACTGGGGTACCATATTTAGTATATTCTGGCTTACTAAAAGTTGGATTTGTAAAGGTAGTAAGTAGTGGTTGGTCAGCAAATAAAACATAAGAAAGAGCAATCCTAATTAAAGGACCAGTAGTTATACTTGGTTCCCTATTAACAAATGAATGTAAAAATTCTTCTGTAAGAGGAGTAATAATATTATTGTTACCGCTAAAATCATATTCATATTTACAGTTAATTACATTTTTAAATACGTAGGTTTTTTTAAACAAATCTTTTGTTGCTGGACAAACTAAAAAAGAATCTGTTTTAGCAGCAAGATTTCTGCTTTTGGTTAAATCAGTATATAGATTAACTGGATCTGGATAAAGCATAGACCAGTCCTCTGGATTTTCAAATGTCTTTTTATATCCTGGCGCCCAGTAAACATTAATTATATCTTTATCTTTTTTATTTTTCATCGCTTTGACTTTCTTAATCCAAATTTAGCAAGGTACACATAGATGGTTTCCACGCTTACCCCACACTCCTTAGCAATATCTTCTGGAGATTTTTTATCTAAAGTATAACGCTTACGAAGCCAAATCTCATTTGTATATAGTTTACCAGCCATGATGTTATTTGTCAACTCCTATAGCCTTGTCCCAGTTATGGATAGCCCAATGTCCAATACCACAGGCATCTGCTACATCATTATCATCTATCGATCTATCATAGTTTATATTAATAAACTTAATAGTTCTTTGTTTACGAATACCACGTTCATATCCTTTATACCATGCTTGAGATTTTCCAGGATTTTGACTTCTAACAAGCAACTGTTCTTCTTTGGTTAATTTCTTATTGCCTATATAGTTTTGCCATGTTATAGGTGATACCTTGCCTATTACCTTTGTACCGCTTTGACCAGCAGCACCTAAGATAGCCCCTTGCACTAAAGCAAGATCTGCAGCAGTCTTTGGACTATTCATAAACACTGTATGCTCAATTACGATTGCTTCAAAACCACCATAATAATCAAAAAATGCCTTAGTCTTTTGACCAGCGTCCATTACCTTTTCATAAATATTAGAACCTTCAAAATTAATTTTGCCTACTGTTCCTAAATCATTTTTAAATTTGCCTGAATCTGTAGTAAATAAAGCAAAGGCAAGACTATTGGTGCTGGCATCAATAGCACATAATACTTTTGGTTTAGTCTTGCTCATAATCAAAATACCCCTTAAGTTCTTTTAACATTTTATCTACTGCTTTTTTACTAACATTACAGTTAGAGCAAAATCCAGAATCATTGTAGATAGAAAGTTTTACTCCACATCCACCAAGACACTTTCTATCTTTACCTTTTCGTTTTTGTCTGCGTGTTAATTGATATCTTTCAGCAATCTTTTCTTTTGTAGCCTCATCTCTACAAAATTCGCTGCAATATATCTGATAACTTACTTTTGGTTCAAAGTATGTATTACAGTCAAAACGACTACAAAGTTTCACTCAATTCCTCCAGAGAAGCAATCTTTATTACTCCTGGTTCGGCTTTTGCACAGTCAGCCTGTAGCGGACAGTGCTTACAGATCTTAGCATTTGATCTATAATTTTTCATAGGAAGTTGCTTATCTTCCCAAGCCTTACGAACTTGTCGCATCCATTCAAACGCATTGTCAATCCATTGAATGTAATTATCATTAATGTTTACTGGTATTGCTAACAACTCATGATTATTTTTATTTTCATAAACAATAACACCCTTAGCCTTCTTAAGAACTTTCATATATATTAATGTTTGAATAATATGACCAGTCTTAGCCTTACCAGTTTTCTTACGATATTCAAATACTTGTTCGTTGGTAGTCTTTACTTCAACTACAACCTCATCATCTTTCCAGTTAACTAGCCCATCAACCTTGCCATAGATTGGTGGATCTTCATGCTTTAGTTCAAACTCATAGTCAATAAGAATTCCTGAGTTTTTAAATGCTGTTCCCAAAATTCTTTCATGCGAGAGCGTACCATTATCCATATTTGCAACATCATATGGACTAGCGTTATCTTCAAAGTTAGCCCCCTCAAATGCTAGATACCAGTATCTTGGACATTCTCCTTCACCATAGGCAATCTTTGAAGGGCTGAACATCTTCTTTTTTTGAAACTTAGTACCACGTTCTGATACATATCCGCTTTCTACAGTTTTGATAAAGTCTGCTGCACCAAATTCATCATTTTCTTCTGTAGGCTTAAGCATTATCTGCTTTAGTAAATTTTTAGTCATTTGTCCGTTTTATCCTTTTTATCTATTATATCAGTTATCGCATTATGTACTTAAGCGCTGAAACTAAATTGTTGATTGCCTCTGCTGCAGTATAGTAAATATTTTTCTTTGATCTATCACTTTTATCAACATTGGTTAACCATGTTGCTTTAAATGACATTTTGGCTGCTATAGCCTGTAATCTTACAATTTCAAGACTTGCTACTTGTGGAGGAATATCTGGTTTAATAATTAACTTAGCAATCATTGTAAGTGCTGTAGTCAATTCCTCATCTTTCATAAATTCTGCAATCTCAGATAGCCCATTGACCATCTCAAGCGTTGTCTGTTGTGGCTGTGCTTGTTCCGCCATGATTTGCCTCCCATGTTAATTGATCTAATAAGTCAAACTCTATAATTGCTAAACGAGTCTTTTTATTACCTTCACCAAGTATTACTACAATAGCAGGAGATTTATCTGTGCCAGATTTTATAGAATCTGTTACAGCCTTAGCCCAAACATCTTGATTCAATGTAAATGATTTAGCAGACTCTTTAAAATCAACCACAAAGTCTCTCCAGGTAGCATCACCTTTTTGAGTATTTCTACCTGAATTTTTGTGCTGTTTGGCACCTATTCTTTTACTCTCGTTCTTTTCGCTCATAATCCTTTTTTGTTTTCTTTTGTGGTATTAAATTAACTTTTGATAAATGCTTTTTACTACACATCCAAGTTGCATCCCCTGTTTCAATCCATAGTCTTAAAGAAGTGGCTTCTTCTCCACATTCCTTACATGGAAACTTGCCAGAGTAAGTAGAGAATCTACTATCCGCCATTAGATAATTTGGTCTTTAAAGTTTCTTGCAAGTCCAAATCCTCTCTTACTCTATTGATAAATCCTTCACGACCCTGTACCTTTGTGCCATCTTCTAATTGATACCATGCTCCAGTTCTTGTAACAAGACCTGCTAATTCTGCAGTATCAACAAGATCACCAATAGAATCAATACCTACTTGGTCTCCTCTAAAATAAAAATCATATTCACCTGATTGAAATGCTGGAGAAGTTTTAGAGAACTGTAGTTCCCATCTAACCTTTCTACCAATCTTTTCTTCAATTAACTTATCGCCAACATGGATCTTACCTTTGATAGCCTGATTATCTGACTCAGATGAAAATAATTTAATAACTGTAGATGAATAAAATTTAGTAGCCTGACCACCAGTAGGTTGCTGACTGGTGTACATAGCACTAATATTATTACGAGATTGGCTGATAAGAACAAGCATAGTTGGCTTAACTTTGTTATTTGCATAATTAAGCATTTTCCAAGCATTGCTAAAATCTCTAGACTCTGCACCAATCTGCTTTGTATTTTCTAATTGTTTAAGTTCATCTGAATCTTTTTCAAAATAAATTGCTGGCAATAGGGATGTAATTGAGTCTACTACAATCATGTCTACCCCTGCTTCCATTAGATTTACCCCAACATCTACCATCTCATTAATAGTACGAGCCTTTGATACTATAAGTTTACTTGTATCAACCCCCATATGCTCTGCCCATTTTTTATCGTATGACATTTCTGCATCAATCCAAGCACATACTTTTCCTTCTTTTTGTGCTAGTCCAATCATCTGAAGACATAAAGATGATTTAGCAGATGACTTAGAACCCCATATAAGTACCTGACGACCATATGGAAGTCCACCATTTAGTGCACGGTTTAATCCAAAACTTGGGGTAGCAGCATATTCAGTATCTGGAACAGAATCTCCAGACATAATTGCTTTACGTAGTTTTGGATCTAGTTGAGATAAAACATCTTCAATTGTCATTGTCATTAGAATCTTACCCCATGCTTCTTTGGTCTATGAGAGTTTTTTTCCATCTTTTCTTTTACAGCATAATCAAGAGATTTTACAACATATCCTGCTTTTGCAATACCAGCATAAAGATCAAGTGTACGAATAATAATATCTGCAAACTCGTCTGATATTTCATCTGGATGCATATCTTTACGAAGTGCTTCCATAGCCTCAGATACTTCTGAGACAATCATCATCATCTGCTTTGCTATAAATATAGGGTCTACAGTCTTATCCCAAAATCCTTTATCTACCGCATTTTTATGTATTTCTTCTGCTATTTCATCAAACATTTACTACATCCTCCATTATCACTGTTCCATCTTTTGTTTTACCAAATTTAAATTTATATATGTTGCCTGCTTCAATATTCATATATGCTCTAGCAAAAGCGGTTGGAAACACAGTTACAGCATGTAGTTCTCTGCCAGCATCTGCTAATGTAAGAGATGCCATCTTTTTGCCAGTTTTTGTTACTCTAGGTTTAAAAGATACTACAAACATTTCATCATCTTTAAATGGAAGCATTTTATAATTTAAAAACTTAATAAATGCATCTTTAGAATCTTTTATTTCATCAGCAGGAACTGCAGATACAATCCTGTTATCATTTGCAAGAATAATATAAGTACGACCAGCCTCAATAGAGGTATTTTCTTCATCAAATATACCCACGCTTCCTGTCTTATCTAGCAACTCTACCCTTGACCATCCTTTTGATCTCTTAATTGATTTTACCATACCCATCAAAATGAATGCGCCCTTTTCTTCATATTCTTCAATATCATTTATATATGCATAATAATGTTGTGGTACTGGCATATTAAATTCAGGGAGGTTAAGATACTCATATAAGTTTTCTTTAACCTTTTCTGCATCTGCTGGATTATCTGGGAATGTAAGTGCGCCAATAGCATTCATTGCTTGTAGTGCACGAGAATTTACTCCATTGCCTTTAGTAAATGTAAACTCTTCTACTTCTTTGAAAGAAGCAAATGGTCTAGCAGCAATATAACGATCAGCAATGGTATCAGAAATAAACTTAATAGCGGAGAGTCCAAACCTGATGCCTTTACCTTCAATTTTAAAATCTTTATCCGAATCATTAATATGAGGCAATTTAATTGGAATGCCCATTCTTTTCGCTTCAATCAAATACTCCGTTCTAGTATCTTTATCTTTTTCATTCTTAAGAAGAGCAAACATAAACTCTAGCGGATAGTGGTATTTGAGCCACGCCGTCCAATACGAGAGAGTACTGTAAGCAACGGCATGTGATTTGTTAAATGAGTAACCCGCATGAGCCTCAAAGTCATGCCATAGATCAAGCGCATCATTAGGAGCAATATACTGAGAGGCACCCTTAATAAACTTGTCTTTGAATACATCAAACTCTTTAGCATCTTTTTTCTTTCCAATGATTTTTCTAACTTTATCTGCTTCCGACATGGACATACCGCCAAGGTGTACGCATGTTTGCATAACTTGTTCCTGGTAAAGAACGCAACCATAAGTGTCCTCCGTAAATGGTTTCATGATTTGGTGCTTATAATTAATATTTTGACGACCATGCTTACGAGCAATATAGTCTTTACCAATTGTATTCATAGCACCAGGACGAACTAGAGCATTTGATGCAGCCAATTCATCAAGATTTTTTACCCCCATTTTAACAAGCAAGTTAGTATATGGGGTTGCTTCACATTGAAATACACCTTTAGTATATCCATCTGAAAGCATTTGATAAACATTTTTGTCTTTCATATCAATACTTAATAGATCAATTTTTTTATCATGTCTTTGTTCAATAATGTCTAATGTGTCTTTAAGAACGCTCAAAGTCTTTAAACCAAGAGCATCAATTTTAATTAGACCAATCTTCTCAGCCTCTTCCATATCGACTGCAACAACTGGAATCCTATCGTCACTTCCAGTAGAACTGCGAGTCTCCATCGGCGCATACCTAAAGATTGGATCTTTACTAGTAACAACTCCTGCAGCGTGAATACCAGTACCCCTAATTCGACCACGTAACTGTTCTCCATAAATTTCTACCTCTGGATATTTCTCTCTGAACCAAGCAGAGTTTTTAGAAGTACAGTAGTCATCCCATGTATCTACTGTCTTCAATACTTTATTCACATCTGGCAATGGTATATTTAACGCTCTTGCAACATCTCTAACAACACCCTTGTCTTTAAATTGTAAGAATGTAGCAATAGAAGCAACATGTCTATATTGTCTTACTAAATAATCTTTTACTTCATCACGACGAGAATCTTGAATATCTGTATCAATATCAGGAAAATCATTACGCTCAGGATTAATAAAGCGAAAGAACAAAAGTCCATGCTCAATTGGATCAATATCAGTAATACCTAAAGTATAACAAAGAAGTGAGCCTGCGGATGATCCACGACCTGGACCAACCATAATTCCTTCTTTCTTTGCCCAGTTAAGCATGTTACGAACAACTAGAAAATATGGTGCAAACTTTTTATCACGAATAATTTCTAACTCTTCCATTAATCTATTATCATATATGTCATTACCAAGCCAATTAGAGTTTAGCCTTTTTTCTTCTAATCCTGCAAATGCTAAGTTTGCTAACTCTTGGTCTGGATTTCTATATTGAACTGGAAGCAGATTCATGCCAGACTTAATATCGTATTCTTCAACTTTGTTTGCAATCTCTATAGTATGATCATAAATATCAGTGCGTGTAATACCGTGAGATTCCATGGCACTTTTCATTTCGTCAAATGATAAAAGATGAATATCAAACGATCTAAATGACATTTGTCTATCTGCACCATAAAGGTAATCTAATCTATCCATCATATCTTTATGCTTTTTAGATTTATCATATGTTGCGTCTTTTTGTAATTTAGCATGGGTATTTAAAATTAGCATCATTTCTTGAATAACCTTTTGGTCTTCATTAGAATGGTGGCAGTCTGGCGTTACTACAAGTTTTACATTAAGAGAATCTGCAATATCACAAATAGTTTTATTTACCTCTGGAGGATTATGTGGCATAATTTCTACATAATAATCATCGCCAAACTCATCAGCAAACCACTGTATATACTTCTTTGCTACTGCTAGTTCTCCAAGTTCTACCGCTTTTGCTACCCAACCACTCAGACATGCTGATGTAACAATTAAACCTTCTTTATATTTTTTTAATGTGTCAAAATCAAATCTTGGCTTGCTAAAAAATCCTTCAGTCCAAGCAATTTCATTAATTTTATTTAAGTTGTCTAGACCAACTTGATTCTTAGCAAGAAGGACTATATGATGATAATTTTGATCAAGAGGATCAGTACGATCTGCCTTTGCTCTCTTATCAGCCATATCTGTAGTCATATAGCCTTCTACGCCAAGTATTGGCTTAATACCCTTTGCTTTTGCAATACGGTGCAGTTCCCTATGCCCAGATAAAGTACCGTGATCTGTGATTGCCAATGCAGGCATTCCCAGTTCAACTGCACGGTTCACGTATTCTTCTGGAGTAGCAACACCATCCATTAAGGAATAGTGTGTATGGACATGTAAGCCAACGTAGTTCATCAATTACCAGTCAATATTAGTTGCTGTTACTGATGGAGTGTCAAACCCAAAGTAGAATGCTTCTTGCTCTGGATATGGAACTTCACGAACTACCTTTTCTAGATTAAAGAACTCACGACCATCCCACTTGAATGGTTCTGAGTCTGGAGTGCTTGGAATAAGTGTGTAATTAGTTTCAGTTCCCTGACCATTACGCTTTAGTTTCCAAGTCAAATTTGAGATGCTTCCTGTTTCAAGTGCATACTCACGAATTGTATTAAATGCAGATTGCTTGCTGATACCTTGTGACCATACTGCAATGTATGGATCTTCTGTGCCATCATCAACTAGTACATTTGTATAGAAGCGAAGACGTGCTCTCCAACCACTCTTTGGTTCTTTACGAGCCATCTCACAGCCAAAGCAACGACCTTCTGATTCTTGAGTACAAGCAGCCTTACGCTTGTAGTCTTTTGGATTAGTATGTTCAGAAACAACTACAGCCATACCACGATCTTCATTATAGTTTGCTGAGTCAGAATCTAATTCGTTAACAAAACGAATCTTTGCTGCTTGTCCATCTGCTAGTTTAACCCAGCGGACTTTTGTTCCTGTGCTTTCGTATTTTGGTTTTTCGACTAGGGCGTTAATATTTTTTAGTCCCTTTACAATAGTCATATTTTCTCCTTATATATAAGTTTTATCTATTTTAGCATAGCATCAATAACATTGTCAAATGAAAGTTTTAGTTGCCTAATTTCATCATCTGTCATATCACCAATGTCTTTATATTTTTTATCAGGTCGGATAACTGTAACTAAGTTTCCTAATTTTTCAATTAGTCTATCAGCCATAATTGATCCAGCCTCATCGTTGTCTGCTACAAGTACAATACTATTAAAGTATTTTTTCAAAAGTCCCATCTGGCTTGATGAAACATTTGCCCCTAGGGTAGCAACCGCAGGGAAACCTACTTGATCTAATCGAATTGCATCAAAAGATGATTCAACAACATAGATAGTCTTTGATGCTTTTACTCTATGCAAATTAAAAAGTATTTTACTCTTAGGTAAGCCTGGTGTATTTTTAAACTCTTTACCCTCAATAGTTCTAGCAACAAATCCAATAGTCATACCTTCTGGAGACTGCATTGGAATTACCACTGAATCTTGTTTTTCTGAATATCCTAAATCAAACTTGGTAACAGAATCTTTTGTAATTCTTCTACCTTCAAAATATGTCATTGCCCTAGGAGATTCTAGTGCCTGCTTATTCAATCTTTTAATCAATAATTCATCATATTGAACAAAGTCAGGTGCTGCATATAAAGTTTTATTAACAAGAGATTCAATATCTGTTTCTACTTCTTTGCTTTTAATATATCTAACAGATTCAAAATATGTTCTACCTGTCATATGCATAATTAATTCTATAAGGTTCTTAGTAGTTTGACAGCCAAAACAAAAGAATAGCCCAGAGTCTTTAGAAACTTCTCCAGCAGGAGTTCTATTATTGTTATGGTATGGACAAAATATAATATAGTCAGTGCCGTATTCTGCCTCTATATCTATTCCTGCGCCTGTTAGTACTCTATGTATCTGTTGTGTTGTATATATCTCTTTAAGCATTTTTATCTTCGAAATCTTTATATCTGTAATATCCTTTATCAAAATCTACTTGTATTAAAAAGTCTCCCATAAATCCGTTACGATTTTTTCTGAATGCACATTCAATTATATCACTGTTGGATGCACGACCCAATGCTAATACCCAGTCAGCATCGTAGGCAATCTGTCTTGACCATGCTGTTTGACCAAGTGTAGGTACAGTAGAAAGATCTTTTACATCATCTGGAGTTGCAGAAGAAATTGCAATAATGGGCATTTCTTCACTAATAGCCATAAGTTTAAGTTCTCGTGAAAGGTTCTTCATTCTAACTGTTTCATTATCTGCTTTTTGATTTGGAGACATAAGTTGTAAATAGTCAACAATAACAAAGTCTGGTTTATATTGATCTATCTTTCCACGAATAACTGATGGTGTAATCTCTCCGCCCTGATCGTTAGAAATAATATGAAAGTGTGGTCTACCTTCTACCTTATTTGAATGCCACTTCTTAAGCATATCTGTTTCAACTTCACCATTGCTAAGTTTACGATGAGACCATAATCCCTCACCCATAATTGCAAATACACGGTTACGAACTTCTGTTTCAGACATTTCAAGACTGATAATCATAGGCGTTTTGCCTTGCTTCCATGCCTGTACCGCAAAATAAAGAGCAAGCCATGATTTACCAATACCTGGATAAGCAAGGAAAATACCTAGTTGACCTGCCGTAATACCAGAAGGTAGGTAGTTATCAAAACCTGGAAGACCAGTTTTAATTCCTATAGATCCAAGTTCTTGTTGCTTTCTTACATTTTCAAAATATGCAATTGCTGATTCTAAATCTGTAGCATCAACATCTCTAATTGTAGATGTATTTTTCTTTAATTCTGAAGTTTTAGTAATTAATTGCTCTAGTGCCTTTTGACCTTCTCCACCTTGAATTTCAGATGCAGCGTTACGAATAATATCTTTAAGGCTATCGTTTAAATATTCAACTTGAAGTTCATCTAAATGGTGCTTTGTTGCACCTACCTCTTGAACTGGAGTAAAATCTCTAAACTTTTCTACAACTAATGATAGTGGAGGAACTGTGCCATTATGCTCTGCGTAGTTTCTAATGAAAAGCCAAACATCATTATGCGTTCTAAGAATATTATCTACATTGGCTTGCAGGAGTACGTGAACCTGTTTATCTTGCAATACTGCTGATATTAGTTTTGCCTCTGTGTTATTCACTTAGCCACTCCCTTGCTAATTTTCTACGCTCTTCTCGTTCTTTAATATCTGCCTGCACTTCTAGTTTACCATTAAGAATTTTTTCTGCATTATATGCAAAGAAGTTCCAATTTGGATCTTGAGCAACTAAAAAATAATAATCTAATAAATCATAACAGTCTTTTATCCCATAGGATTCAACAAGGGCATCTGCAGCCCATTGCTCAACATTAAGATTGAGATTAGACTTTTGCTCATATCTTTGCAAATATAATTTGTTGTATCGACTGAGCAAAGCCATTCGGTCTTTGCGGTCAGCCATACTATTCTTCTACTAACTCTGTCTTTGCTTCTTGAACCTTTTCTACCACTTTGCTTTCAACAAAGGAGTAAACACGGTCCATAGCCTCATTTGTAGTTTCTCCATCACGGGTATAATCAACTACCCCAAGATCAACTCTTAAAGACTGGAAATTACCCAGATTAAGGGTATATCCAAGTGTTACTGATACTTTTGTGTCATTACGTTCTTCCACCACTGCCTCCTTCAAAGGCTAATTAATGCTCTCTCCCCAAACAGGAATAAATCTACCATCTTCAGTTTTTGTATAAACCAGTATACCA